CTTTCCGACGCCACCCCGCCGAAGCCTTGCTTCCGGCGGGTTTTCTTTTGCCCAACCGAAAGAGACCCCCATGAGCTTGACCGACCAAAGCCTGGCGCTGACGCGCGACGCGCTCGCCAATCCCCTGCCTTTCGGCACCATCGCCAAGGGCTTCACGCAGGCGACGAGCCCGGTTTCCGGGCTCACGATGTACGACCTCGAGGCGCCGGCGAAATCGCTCTACCCGGTGATCACGCCGATCCGCAACACGATCCCGCGCCTGCCTGCCGTCGGCGGCATTCAGGCGAGCTGGCGCGCCGTGACCGGCGTCAACATCGGCAACACCACCTTCGGCGTCAGCGAAGGCAATCGCGGGCCGGTGATCGTGACCGCAACGCAAGATTATAACGCGGTGTTCCGCGGCTACGGCTTCGACGATTTCGCCACTTTCGAGGCGACCTATGCCGCCGAGGGCTTCGAGGATCTGCGGGCGCGCACGGTCCAGGGGCTGATCCATGCCCTGATGATCCAGGAAGAGAAGATCGTCATCGGCGCCAACACCTCGATCGCGCTCGGCACCACGCCGCCGCCCTCGCTCCAGACGGCGGCGAGCGGCGGCACCATCGCCGCCGGCACTCAGAGCGTGATCGCCGTGGCGCTCACCTACGAAGGGCTGCTCGCGTCCTCGGTGGCGGGTGGACTGCCGCTGTCCGGCACGCGCACGCTCGCCGACGGGTCGACCGAGCAGGTTAATCAGGGCACGGCCCAGAAGTCGGCCAACACGACCATCGTTACCAGCGGGGCAAGCTCGACCATCACGGCCTCCGTGGCACCGGTGGCGGGCGCCTTCGGCTATGCCTGGTTCCTGGGTGCGGTGGGTCAGGAACGGCTCGCCGCGGTCACCACCATCGCCACGGCGACGCTCACCGCACCGGCGGGATCGACGGCGCAGCTCGCCTCGGCCGGCTTCGCCAGCGACTTCAGCCAGAACGGGCTGATCTTCGACGGGCTGTTCTCGCAGATCCTCAAGCCCGGCTCGGGCGCCTATGTCGGCACCTTCGCCAACGGTGCGACGCTCACGGCCGACGGCTCGGGCGGCGTGGTCGAGATCGACGCCGCGCTCGAATCCTTCTGGGACAATTACCGCCTGTCGCCCGGCACCATCTGGGTGTCGAGCCAGGAGCAGCGCAACATCACCAAGAAGGTGCTGGCCGGCACTTCGACCGGCGCCCAGCGCTTCGTCATCAATGTCGACCAGGGCCAGATCAAGGGCGGCGATCTGGTGACCGCCTATCTCAACAAGTACTCGATGGCCGGTGCGCAGGCGATCCCGGTGCGCCTGCACCCCAACATCCCGGCAGGCACGATCCTGTTCACCACCGAGCAGATCCCGTATCCGCTCTCCAACGTCGCCAATGTGCTGCAGATGCGCATGCGCCAGGACGTGTTCGCGATCGAATGGCCGCGGCGGACGCGCAAGTGGGAATTCGGCCTCTACGCCGACGGCGTGCTGCAGAACTACTTCCCGCCCGCCTTCGGCCTGATCACCAACATCGCCAACGGCTGATGTCATGGCCGACCCCAGCGACCTCTGCGCGCTCGGCGACGTCAAGGCGTGGCTGAACCTCAGCACGACCAGCGACGATACCCTGCTGGCGTCGCTCATCACCAACGTGTCAGGCTTCATCACCTCGGGCCTGAACCGTGCCGTGCTTTCGGCCAGCTACACCGAGACCCGGGACGGGACCGGCGGGCGCACGCTCGCCTTCGGGGTGACGCCGGTCACGGCGGTGACGAGCCTGACCATCAACGGCCGCACCATCCCGCCGGCGCCGGACAACTTCAACCCCGGCTACCGCTTCGGGCCGAGCCGGCTCAGCCTCTACGGCTTCCGCTTCACCCAAGGCTACGACAACGTCGCCGTCAGCTACACCGCGGGCTTTGCCAGCGTGCCCGACGATCTCGCCCAGGCCTGCATCCAGCTCGTGGCCTTGCGGTATCGTGAACGCGACCGCATCGGCCTGGTCTCGAAGGGGCTGGCGGGCGAGGCGACGGCGTTCCTGCAGAAGGCGATGACGGACGATGTCGCCGCCGTGCTGCAGCGCTATCGGCGGGTAGCGCCGTTATGAGCGGGCCCACGCGGGAGGCGGTCTATGCCGCCGTCTTCGCGCTGGCCGCGGCGATCCCGGGGCTGGCGACGGCGAGCCGCAAGGCGCGCCACTGGGCCGATGTGGCCCCGGCCGAGCAGCCGGCACTGTTCCAGGTACAGCGCCAGGAGAGCGTCGAGCCGATCGCCGGTCTGCCGCCGAAGCGGCGGTTTGCCGTCGATCTCTATCTCTATGCCCATGCGACCGACCCGGCGATCGCGCCGGCGAGCGTGCTGAACCCGCTGATCGACGCGCTCGAAGCCGCCTTCGCTCCCGACCCGGTGGACGGTGTCCAGACCCTGGGCGGGCTGGTGCAGCACGCCTGGATCGGTCCGCGGATCGAGACCGACGAGGGCGTGCTCGGCGATCAGGCGGTGGTGATCGTGCCGGTGGAAATCCTGGTGCCGTGACGGCGCCGTCTCTTCGTTCCGAGGAACCTCATCCATGACCCAGTTTGCCTTCGGCTCCGGCGCGCTCTACGCCGTGCGCACCGACATCAGCCCGTCGACGCCGCTGCGCTTCGGCGCCTTGCAGGACATCCAGGTCGATTTCTCCAGCGACTTGAAGGAACTCTACGGGCAGGGGCAATACGCCCTGGCGCTCGCCCGCGGCAAGGCCAAGATCGAGGGCAAGGCCAAATTCGCGCAAGTCAACGGCGCGCTCTTCAACAGCCTGTTCTTCGGCCAGTCGCTGGCCACGGCACAGCTGGTCGTGGTTCAGAACGAGGCCGGCGTGGTGCCGACCGGCGGCGGCAACGTCACGGCGGTGCACAGCTCGGCGTTCCAGGCCGATCTCGGCGTGACCTACGCCGCGACCGGTATTCCGCTCACCCGGGTCGCCGCCAGCCCGGCGCTGGGCCAGTACACGGTCACGACCGCCGGGGTCTACGGTTTCGCCGCGGGCGATGCCGGGGCGGCGGTGCTGCTCAACTACGATTACCTCGCGACCGTGGGCAGCGAGATCGCGATCACCAACCTGCCGATGGGTCAGGCGCCGGTGTTTCAGGCGGTGTTCGTCGCGCCCTTCAATGCCAAGCAACTGACCCTGCAGCTCAACGCCTGCGTCGCCGCCAAGCTCAGCCTGCCCACCAAGATCGACGATTGGTCGATCCCCGAGCTGGATTTCCAGGCGCAGGCCGACAGCGCCGGCAATATCGGTAGCTTGAGCCTTTCGGAGTGATCGCGATGTCCGCAGACAGCGTCGAATTCGTCATCGGCGGCGAACGTATCGCCGTGCCCGCGCTCAATTTCGCTGCCCTCAAGAAGGCCTGGGCGGCGATCCGCGCGCTGCCCGAGGAGACCGATCTGGTCGGGCAGGCGAGCCGCGTCGTCGAGATCGTCGCGGCGGGTTTGAGCGGCATCCGCGCCGAGCTGACGGTCGCCGAGATCGAGGCGCGGCTGAAGGCTGAAGAGATCGTGGGTCTGGTCGCGGCGGCACCCAAGCTGCTCGATATCTCCGGCCTGCTGCCGCGTGAAACGTCCAACCCGGGGGAGGCACCCAAGCCGGGGGAGCACCCGGCGGGGCGGTAACGCTCGACTGGGACGATCTGATCGCCGAACTCGTCATCCGCGGCGTCGGCAGTTGGGCCGAGATCGAACGCGACATGACCCTGCCCCGCCTCTACGCCCTGCGCCGCTGCTGGCGCCGCCTTGCCGACCCGCCTGCGAAGCCCGCCGACCTCTCCGGCCTGGTGGCGATGCTGGGCGGGCCGGGCCTGATCCGCTGAGGACCGCATGAGCCGACATCGCATCACGAGCGGCCTCGCCCGCGATCTGGGTGACGCCAACCAGCTGCTCGAGCAGTTTCAGGAGCAGGCGCAAGCCGTCGCCGCCGTCTTGAGCGCCACCGGCGACAAGGCCGGCGGCATGATCCGCGACACCGCGGCGGCCCTGGTAAAGACCTTGAGCGACGCGACGACGGCGGCGACCAAGGCGCAGGGCGATATCGCCAGCGCCGAGCTGACCCAGGCGACGCGCCAGATCGAGACCATGCTGGCGCCGCTCGACCGCAGCCTCGACAAGACCTTCATGGGGATGCTCGCCGGCACCGAATCGCTGAAGCAGGGCATGGCCGAGCTTGGCCAGTCCCTGATCGCCGAGGAGATCAGCCTGAACGAGCGGCGCTTGAGCAACTGGGTCGCGACCGAAGCGGCCAAGACGCTCGCCAGCATCAGCGGCAACAATGCCCGGCAAGGGGCCGAGACCGCGGGGGCTGCTGCCGGCAAGGCGAGCCAGGCGACCACCGCCTCGGCCTCGATCTTCACCAGCGCCAAGCAGGCGGCTGCCGGCGCCTATGCCGCCGTGGCGCCGATCCCGATCATCGGCCCGGTGCTGGCCCCGGCCGCGGCGGCGACCGCCTTTGGTGCCGTGCTCGCCTTCGACGTCAGCAGTGCCGCCGGCGGCTGGGACCGGGTGCCGGCGGACGGGATGATGACCGAGCTGCATCGCGACGAGATGGTCCTGCCGGCCGGTCTCGCCGGCGGCCTGCGCGGTCTCGTCTCGGCGGGCGGGCCAACAGGGCCTCTGACGTTGAACTACGCGCCCAGCCTCGGCGGTGGCTCCGGTGCCATGTCGCGCAGCGACGCCGAAGCCTTCTTCCGCAGCCATGGCGACCTGATGATGCGCCACCTGAAGAACGCCTGGCGCAACGGGAGTTTCGGGCCATGACGATCCCGCTGTTTCCGACCCTGCCGGGGCTCGGCTGGTCGAGCACGAAGCGGCCGACGGCCTCGACACGGATCGCGACCCATGTCTCGGGCCGCGAGGTGCGCTCGGCCAATTACGCCTATCCGCTCTACGAGTTCGAGGTTCTGTTCGAGCTGCTGCGATCCGGAGCGGCGCAGGAACTGGAGACCCTGATGGGCTTCTTCCTGCAGTGTCAGGGCCAGTTCGGCGTGTTCCGCTTCGTCGACCCGAGCGACAACGCGGTGACGGGCCAGACCCTGGGCGTCGGCGACGGGGTGACGACCAGTTTCGCCGCCGTCCGCGGCATCGGCGGCTGGGTCGAGCCGGTGGGCTATCTCGAGGGCGCGAGCCGCGTGGCGCTTGCCGGTGTGACGCAGACCGCCGGCTGGTCGATCACCGCGCCGGCCGTGATCACCTTCGCCGGCGCACCCGCCGCGGGGATCGCGGTGACGGCGGATTTCACCTTTTCGTACCTCTGCCGCTTCCTCGACGACAAGCAGAGCTTCGAGCAGTTCATGGCCGGGCTCTGGGCTAATAAATCCCTGAAATTCCGCAGTGTGAGGAGCGCATGAAACCCGCCTCCTCGGCCCTGATCGCGTATCTGCAGAATACGACGCAGTTCCTCTACGCCGATTGCTTCACCTTTACCCTACGCACGGGCGCCCAAGTCTTCTATGGCGACAAGGACATCCCGCTCGACGTGAACGGCACTCTGTTCCAGGCGAACAGCGTGCGTGTCTCGGGGCTGAAATATGCGATCAAGATCGGCGTCGGCGTCGACGAGCAGGACCTCACGATCGCGGCTTCGCCGACCGATACGATCGGCGGCGTGCCGTTTCTGGTGGCGCTCAGGCGGGGCGTGTTCGACGGCGCCTATATCCAGCGCGATCGGGCGTTCTTCACCTCTTGGAGTTCTGCTGCGATCGGCGCGGTGACGTTGTTCCACGGTCGCGTGTCGACGGTCGACAAGATCGGCCGTACCGAGGCGCAGCTGAAGGTCAAGTCGGATCTCGTGCTGCTCGACACCGACATGCCGCGCAATCTCTATCAGCCGGCCTGTCTGCACACGCTCTACGATGCCGGCTGCGGCGTGAACCGGGCGAGCCACACCGTCTCCGGCACCGTGCAGACGGGGTCGAGCGTCGCGAAGATCGTCTGGTCGGGCGAGACCGTCGGCACCTACGACCAGGGCACCTTGATCTTCACCTCGGGCGCCAATGACGGGGTGCAGGTGACGGTGAAATCCTCCGACGGCTCGGGCGATCTCTTCCTGACCTATCCGCTCGATGTTGCGCCCGGCATCGGCGACAGCTTTACCGTCTCCGCCGGCTGCGATCATTCGACCGGATCAGGCGGCTGCGCGAAGTTCGCGAACCTGCCGAATTTCCGCGGCTTCCCGTTCGTGCCGCCTCCGGAGACGGCCTATTGAGGACGACGCCACTCTTCATCCGCCCGCAATGGCGGGGGAGACAGAGGAAAGAAAGCATGACCGAGCTCGAACAGCGCGCGGCCATCGTCGCCGCGGCGCGGCGGTGGATCGGTACGCCCTATCACCACGCCGCCGACGTGATCGGCGAGGGCTGCGACTGCGGCATGCTGCTGGTGCGGGTGTTCGTCGACTGCGGGCTGGTGCCGGCATTCGACCCGCGCCCCTATGCCCGTGACTGGCACCTGCACCGGTCGGAAGAGAGCTATCTCGGCTTCGTCTTCGCCCGCGCGGCCGAGGTCGCCGAGCCCGCACCGGGCGATGTCGTCGTGTTCCGCCACGGCCGCACCTACAGCCATGGCGGCATCGTCTCGATCGCCGATCCGCTGACACTCGTCCATGCCTCGTTTCCGGCGCGCATGGTGCTCGAAGAACCGCTCGCCGGTTCGCCCTTCGCGGCCAAGGAACGGCGGTTCTTCAGTTATTGGAAGACCCGCGCTGAAGGCACTGAGCGCGCCGTAGCGGAGGGGCGGAGCCAAGCGGACGGATGTCCGCACCCGGCATTCGAGGGTATCCAATAATGGGCCTGTTCTCGACCCCCTCGCAGCCGGCCAACCAGGCGATCAAGTATACCGGGCTGCAGATCCAGACCTCGGTCAACACGCTGCCGGTGCCGATCGTGATGGGCACGGCGAAACTGGCGCCGAACCTGATCGACTACGACGACTACCAGGCCAAGGGCCAGCAGCAGGGCGGCAAGGGGCTCGGCGGTGGCGGCTCGGCGACGACTTACGAGTATTACGCCACCGTGATCATGGCGCTGTGCGAAGGACCGATCCAGGGCATCAACACCATCTGGAAGGGCAATTCGACCTACACGCTGAGCAGCCTCGGCTTGACCCTTTTCAGCGGGGCGACGCCGCAGACGGCGTGGTCCTACATGACCTCGAAGCACCCGGACAAGGCGCTCGGCTACAACGGCGCGGCCTATGTTGCGGTCGCCAACTACGATCTCGGCGGCAGTCCGACCGTCGACAACCACAATTTCGAGGTCAAGGGCATCCACGCCGGCACCGGCCCGAACGGCTTCGATGCGGACCCGACGCACTGCATCATGGAGCTGCTGACCAACCCGCAGTTCGGCGCCGGCTTCCCCGCATCCTCGATCGACACCGCCTCGCTCGGCCTCGGCAACTATCAGGCGGGCGGCACGGGCAGCACCACGAGTTACGGCCGCGACGCGGGCTCGCTCGGTGCCTATTGTCAGGCGCTCGGCATCTGCTTCTCGGCCTGCCTCACCAGTGTCGAGACCGCGGCCTCGATCCTCGACCGCTGGTGCAAGGTCACCAATTGTGCGGCCGTCTGGTCGGGCATGACGCTCAAATTCATCCCCTACGGCGACACGCCGGTCGCAGGCGACGGTGCGAGTTTCACCCCGAACGTGACGCCGGTCTACGACCTGACGGATGATGATTTCGTCGGCGACGCCACCTCGGACCCTGTGGAGGTCACCCGCAGCGACGTGGCGGACGCCAAGAATGTCGTCCGCGTCGAGATCTCGGATCGGACCAACGCCTACAACCTCACGCCGATCGAATCGCGCGACGAGACCATGGTCAATCTCTACGGGTTGCGCGTCGACAGCGCCGTAACCGCGAACGAGATTTGCGATCCTGCCGTCGCCGCCACCGTCGGCCAGCTGATCCTTCAGCGCGGCCTCTACATCCGCAACACCTATCAGTTCAAGCTGTCGTGGGAATACTGCCTGCTGGAGCCGATGGATTTGGTGACGCTCACCGATTCCGGCCTCGGTCTGGCGCAGACGGCGGTACGCATCACCGCGATCGAAGAAGACGACCAGGGGCTTCTGACCGTCACCGCCGAGGAATTCCCGGCCGGCATCGCCACGGCGACGCAATACCCCAAGCAGGCGCGCAGCCCCTATGCCCTGAATTTCGACATCGCCCCGCCCTCGGTGAACACGCCCGTCATCTTCGAGCCGCAATCCTCGCTGACCGGTGGCGATGCCGAGGTGTGGATCGGCGTTTCGGGTAGCGGCATCTGGGGCGGCTGTTACGTCTGGCTGTCGGCCGACGGCACGACCTACGAGAACATCGGCAAGATCGATCAGCCGGCGCGCCAGGGCGTGCTGACGGCGGCGATCGCCGCCTTCGCCGGGACCAACCCCGACACCGCCGACACGCTGGGCGTCGACCTCACGATGTCCGGCGGCACGCTGCTGAACGCCACCACGGCCGATGCCGCCGCCGCGCGCACCCTGTTCTATGCCGGGGGTGAGCTGATGGCCTATGCCACGGCGACGCTGACATCGGCCAACCACTACAATCTGACCGGCCTGCAGCGCGGCCTCTACGGCACCACGGCCGCGGCCCACGGCTCGGGCTCGCAGTTCCTGCGCCTCGACAGTTCGATCTTCAAGTATCCGCTGTCGGCGCAGTATGTCGGCGGCACGATCTATCTGAAGTTCCAGTCGTTCAACATCTGGGGCGGCGGGCTGCAGGATCTCTCCGGCCTCACCGCCTATACCTACGGGCCGAACGGCGAGGGCTATCTCGTGCCGGTGCCGGCGGGCGCGCTCGACTTTTCCGCGACGATCCCGTCGGCGCCCTCGGGCCTGATAGCTGCCGGCGGCCAGAACATCATCGTCGTCAACTGGCAGCGCAACCCGGAAGCGGACGTGCTGGGCTATCTCGTCTGGTCGGCCGAGGGCCACGATGCCGATTTCGCCGACGCGGCGATCGTCGCGCAGGTGAACGCCACGACCTGGACGCATGCCAATCTCGGCTATGGCGAGACCCGCGCCTATTGGGTCGAGGCCTATTCGCGCGCCGGCAGCTCGAACCCCACCGGCCCGGCCTATGCCACCACCGCCTATACCATCCCGGTCGAGGCGATCGGCGCCAACGCGATCAGCCAGAACCAGCTGATCCCGATCCTGCAGCAGGCCATCGCCAATATCGAGGCGGTGAGCCAGGGCGCGGTGGTGGCGGCAGCGCAAGCCGGCCTGGCGCAGAGCCAGATCGCGCAGGAATCCTACGTGCGCGCCTCGGCCGACCAGGCCAATGCGGCGCTGATCACCACCGTCCAGGCCTCGCTCAACGGCTCGATTGCGACGGTGCAGTCGAACCTTTCGGTCGAGGTGAGCGACCGCGAGACCCTGGCGAGCAGCGTCACGACGCTGACGACCACGGTTGCCGGCAACACCGCCTCGATCGCCGAGAACGTGTCGTCGATCAACGGGCTGCAGGCGCGCTACACGGTCCAGGTCGAGGTCGATACGGACGGCAACAAATATATCGGCGGCTTCGGCCTGCTCGGCAGCAGCGACGGGTCCGGGGGCATCGTCTTCAACGCCACCTTCCTGGTGACCTCGTTCACGATCGCCCAGCTGAACGGCGACGGCACCACCTCGAGCGTGGCGCCCTTCACCGTCTCGGGCGGCAATGTCGTCATCCAGGACGCGCTGATCGGCTCGCTCGCGGCCAACAAGATCACCTCGGGCACGATCTCGACGGCCAACATCGTCATCCAGCCGGCGACATCCGGCGACGGGCTCAAACTCTACGACGTCAACGGCAACATCGTCCTCGACCCGACCCACGGCGTCTATCCCGGCCAGGCGACGATCCAGCCGACGCAAACCTTCTCCGGCGTCTCCTATCCCGGCAACAACGCCTGGGGCACGGTGCTCGATCTCGGCAGCCAGACCTATCTCGGCCGCTTCGCCATCGCCGCGATCGTCTCCAACGTGCCGAGTTCGGTCTATGACGGGCTGCAGCAGAGCTTCAGCCTGCGCCTGCTGCTGGACGGCGCGGTCGTCGCCAACTGGTCGGGCGTCGCCAACAACAACTACTGCTTCGACGTCGCCCTGCCCGGCTACGTCATGGGCGCCGGCTCGCACGACATCAAGATCGAAGCGACCTCCGGCCGCGGCGATCTCGGCTCGATGAGCGCCTCGGGCGCGGTCACCATTTGTGATTTTAAGGCGTGAGGAAACCATGACGGGGTGGTATCGGACAGGCACGGTTTCCGTCACCAACGGCTCCAACGCCGTTGCCGGGACGGGGACGCTGTGGATCACGAACGGCGGCGTCGCCGCCGGCGATGTCTTCACCACCGACAACGTCACCCTCTACGAGGTGCAGGCGGTCACGGCGGACGGGGCGATCCAGCTCGACCGGAACTATGCCGGCTCGACCGCCTCCGGCATCGGCTACGCGATCATCCATAATTTCTCGCCGCTCGCGGGCTCCCTGATGGCGTCGATCAACGCCCTGGTGACGGCCTACACTACCGGCACGCAGCCCTACGAGCTGGACAAGTTCATCGCCGGATCGCCCACCGCCTCGCAGATCGTCTACGAACGCATCTTCGCGATCACCGTCACTCTGCCGGCGTCGCTGACCGGAAGCCTGGGCAAGGCCGGCACGGCGGCGACCGCCTCGACCACCTTCACCATCAAGAAGAACGGCACGGCGATCGGCACCATCGTCTTCGGCGCATCCGCCACGGTGCCGACATTCAGCTTCACCGCGGCCGTCACCTTCCTGGCCGGCGACGTGCTGTCGATCGTCGCGCCGGCCACGCCGGATGCGACGCTGGCGAACATCGCGCTCGTTCTCTTGGGGAGCATCGCCTGATGGCCTGGTATCGCGCGGGGACCGTCAATCTCGCCAACGGCTCGGCCGCGGTCGTGGGCGCGACCACGGGATGGGTCGCGGGCGGGGTCAGCCTGGGCGATGTCTTCACCGCCGACAATGTCACCCTCTACGAGATCATCGGCATCGCCGACGACACGCATCTGACGCTCGATCGCCCTTACGCCGGGACGACGGCCTCGGGTGCCGGCTACGCGATCATCCGCAACCTGTCGCCGCCGGGCGCGGCGATGATGACGACGCTGACGACGCTGACCGGCGCCGTCAACACCCTCATCGGGGACTATGAATCACCGCCCCCCGTCGCCGCCGCCAATGTGCTGTACACGCCCGGCCTCTCCGGCGGCCTGGCGCGCACGGTCGCGGCGAAGATCAGCGATATCGTCTCGGCGCTGGATTTCTCGGTCGACCCGACCGGCGCCGCGGACAGCTACGCCGCCTTCTTCGAAGCGCTGGCCGATGTCGGCGCGCTGTCGGTCAACGATCAGTTCGGCCTTTCCGGCACGACCACGGGCTACCAGGCGATCCCTTCGGTCCCGGCGATCCGCATCCCGAGCGGCTGGTTCACCCTGTCGGCGACGATCCCGATCCCGCCGCAGCATGGCCTCGCGATCCTCTCGGACGGCGCGATCTTCAAGCCGCCGTCGGGCCAATACGCCTTCACGGCGACCTATGCGCCGCAGCGCCTGCATATGCGCGGCGTGACGGCCTATGGCGGCGCCGGGCTCTACACCTCGACCGAGGCCAACGAGACCTATATCGCGAAACTCCGCTTCGAGCGCTGCGGTGCCCGGCTTGCCACCAGCTACGCGATCAACCAACAAGGATTGGCCAGTTCCGGTTCGCTGCTGATCAGCCAGTGCGAGTTCCAGGACTGCCTGATCGCGCAAACCCAATGCGACCAGGCGCTGATCGAGGCCTCCGACCTGATCTGCGGCGGCGTCTCGGCGGTGGCGCTGGGCAAGGCGCCGATCTACAACACCGGGCGGCTGATCGTCGACCGCAACACCGGCGTGCCCTCGACCGACATGGTCTCGACCTATGCCTGGGTCGAGCAGCACGGCTCGGCCGCGTTCACGATCTTCCGGGCGGGGCGCTACGGCGGCGAGAACGGCGGTGGCGCCTGTCTGATCGACAATTACAGCCCGGCCAATATCGAGAGCCCGCCCTCCTATCAGCGCACCGGCTTCAAGATCCTCGGCACCGACTGGTCCAACACCAGCGAGGCGCCGATCGCGCGGTTCAAGAGCCTGGCGGGCGTCGCCGCGGTGCCGAACGTCGCCGAAATCCGCGGCGTGACCTCGTGGTTCTACGACATCGCCGTCGAGGTCGACGGCAATCCGGCGACGCTCGCGTTCCTGGGCAAGGACTTCATCGATCTGCGCTTCAAGGACAATTCCCAGCCGGTGATCTTCACCGGGGTCTATGGCGCGGGCGCCTGGAATCTGCTCGGCAATTTCATCGAAGACGACTACATGGCCGACCGGCCGGTGACGATGAACGAGGCCACTGAAAGGGACACCGTCAACTACTTCCCGACCGCCGAACCCTACGGCACCGCGCCCTGGACCCTGTCGAGCGGCTCGGGCGTGTCGATCGCCGACACCACCGACGACACCAAGGCCCCGGCCGCCTTGTGCTACGCCACCGCCGGCGGCGCCAACGCCACCTATAACAGCCCCGCTCTGAACACCGCGGTGGTGGTGAGCGGGCTCTACACCCTGTCGTTCGAGGTCTGGGGCAACGCCGCGCAGCCCTCGTTCCAGCCCAATGTGCTGGTCTACCTGAACGTCTCCGGCGGGACCGTGCCGATGCTGCTGCACAGCGTCCAGGCGCTGCAGGACCGGCGCCAGATCGACGTGCCGTTCTGGCTCGACGTCACGCAGAGCCTGTCGATCGGCGTCGACGTGGTGTTCGGCAATACCGGCGATACGATCGGCATCGGCAAATTCGCGCTGCGCAAGGGCGCGCGCTCGCTGCCGTTCAATGCCGGCGGCAGCGGCAAATGCTTCCTCGCCGAGACCACGCTCACCAACGCCATCACCACAATTTCGGGCTCGCCGGTGCTCAC